TGCGCAATCCAAGGCCCGACAATCCGGAGGCGCTGACGGTATATGTGGGTATCCCCACTGTTGAGGCACCTCGCCTTGAGCGTCTTCGCATGGTAGGTAAGGTTGGGACGGTAGAGGTTACGACATGACTATGACCTACGCAGAGCTAAAGACCGCGGTCGAAGAGTGGTCTGAGTACAGCGAGAGCACATTCGTCAGTAATATCCCGCTGTTCATTCGCCTTGCTGAAGAGCGCATACTGAAGAACGTCCAGCTGAGCGTGTTCCGCAAGAACGCGACAGCCTCGACAGTCGCGAGCGATCAGTATCTGGCGTGTCCGACGGACTTCCTTGCACCGTTTTCCTTGAGTCTGGAAGGATCGAGCGGCGGCAAGTTCTTCCTCGAGTTCAAAGACCCGAGCTTCATCCAGCTGTACAACCCGGACAGCGCCGTCACGGGTCAGCCCAAGTATTACGCGCAGTACGACGTGGATAACTTCATTCTCGCCGCGACTCCAGATGACACGTACACGGCTGAGCTTCACTACATGTATCGACCGGCAAGTCTGACAGCAGGGGCGGACAGCGGCGCGACATGGCTGAGCGAGAACGCCGAGGTGGCGTTGCTGTACGGCGCGTTGCTCGAGGGTGCGATGTTCATGAAGGGCGAAGCTGACGTCATCCAGAACTACAACCAGCGCTTCCAAGACGCAGTTGCTGGTCTGAAGATGATGGGTGAAGCCAAGGAAGTGACGGATGAGTATCGCACTGGCAAGGTTCGGAGACAGAAGCAATGATCTCGGCGGTTGTCAGGACAACGCACAACCGGGGTTTCACGCCGGAGGAATTGGCGGCGCAGGCCGCTGAACGCATTGTGTCTGCCGCGGACTCGACCCACCCGGCAATCCGAGACCAAGCGATCGCGTATCGAAAGCATATTGAGCGGCTGCTGGTTGAGTACATGAAACAGGCGGTTCGCAGCGACCGCACAACTGTGTATAATGCGCTGCATGATGCAGGTCAGCCGGAGCTGGCGAAACTGATAAAGGACCTTTGACATGGCTTTCACGGGCAACTTCCTTTGCACCAGCTTCAAGCAAGAGCTGTTGCAGGCAAAACACGACTTCACGGCGTCTACTGGACACACGTTCAAGATCGCCTTGTACGACAACAGCGCGTCTTTTACTGCTGCCACTACGGATTACACCGCAACCAATGAGGTTTCAGCGTCTGGTAGCTACAGCGCTGGTGGTGGCGCACTGACCAATGTTACGCCAACGACTAGCGGCACAACCGCTTTTGCTGATTTTGCGGACATCACTTTCACGTCTGCTACGATCACAGCTCGCGGTGCGCTGATCTACAACACCACAACGGGTGGTGGCTCAGGCACTACTGAGGCTGTTGCTGTGTTGGACTTCGGCGCTGACAAGACGTCGACAGCTGGGGATTTCCAGATCGCGTTTCCGACGGCAGATGCCAGCAATGCCATAATTAGATTGGCCTAAACCATGACCAAACTCGTCAACCGCGCCAAGATGTCCACTGCCACCACTGGCACAGGGACCATCACGCTTGGCTCCGCTGAAAGCGGCTACCAGTCGTTCGCTGATGCTGGTGTGGCTGACGGGGAGACCGTGCGTTACGTCATCGAGGACGGTACAGACTGGGAGATCGGCACAGGCACATACACAGCGTCTGGAACCACTCTGACACGCACCGTGGAGGAAAGTAGCAACGCAGGCGCAGCGATCAGCCTAAGTGGCTCTGCTGTTGTGTTTGTTAGCGCAGCTTCAAATGACATCCAACAGCCTCCGTCTGAAGGTCCATTTGTTGATGGCGATAAAACCAAATTAGACGCCATAGAGGCTGGTGCAGATGTAACCGATACTGCAAATGTAACCGCAGCCGGAGCCTTGATGGACAGCGAGCTAACCAATATCGCAGCGGTCAAAGGTTTAGATCAAGGTGTAGCTACAACCGACAGTCCGAGCTTTGCGGGCGGGACGTTTACCAGTAATCTGACAATCTCTGATAAAATAATCCATGACGGAGATACAAATACGGCTATCCGTTTCCCATCGGCGGACACTATTTCTTTTGAAACCGCAGGGGCGGAACGTGCGCGGTTTGATAGTACGGGAAATTTTGGTATTGGGACGAGTGCGCCGCTTTCCTGTTTTGATGTCATAGACAACGATGCGGATACTCGTGCATTTTGTCGCACAAACGGCAGCTCGAATTTTGCCGCGTTTATTGCGGCTCAAAACGACTATCTATCGACTTTTGCCTCTTTGGAGATGCGCCGCTACGAGGGAGGCGTTGCCGGAACTACGCTGGGGGTTTCAAGTTCAAACCTTGCAGCAATCCAGGCACTCAACAGTAGTGCTTTCGTTATTGGTTCCAATAATCTAGCGCCTGTTGTTTTCTCAACACTCAACACTGAACGCGCCCGCATCGACACATCGGGTAACGTGGGTATTGGTACGAGTAGTCCTACAAACCTGCTTGACGTAAACGCAGACAGCATTCGTGTTCGCACTGCCCAGACCCCCGCAACGGCAGGTGCAGCAGGCAAACAAGGTGAGATCGCTTGGAATGCTAACTACATCTATGTCTGCGTGGCAACGAATACATGGAAGCGTGTTGCAATCGCTACATGGTAACTTAACCCCTAACCAAAAAGGAGATCGACATGGCCGAGAAAACACCAAACGTCATCGAGATTAACGGGACCGAATACACAGAGGACCAACTGACGGATCAGCAAAAGGTTATCATTAACCACATTGGTGACTTGGACCGCAAGATCAGGTCCACCCAGTTTAACCTCGACCAACTCACCGTAGGCAAGGACGCCTTCGTGAACATGCTGACTGTGTCTCTGAAGGAGAGCGACAATGACTGAATACACTTGGTCCATCTCCATGTGCGAACACGAAGTTGCCACGGGCGGGATCACTGTAGCGCACTGGCGTGTAACTGCCGTTGACGGTGACTACAGTGCATCGGCCTATGGCACTGCTGGGTTTACTCCTGACGCTACCTTACCTGACTTCAAGCCCTACGATGAGGTAACTGAAGCAGAGGTTCTCGGCTGGGTCTGGGCGTCTGTTGACAAGGACGAGACCGAGGCCAACCTCGCGGCTCAGATTAATGCACAGAAGAACCCGACGAGCGCGGCAGGGGTTCCGTGGGGTTGATTGAAGGATGCCGATTACATCTAAGTCTGTACAGCCACGAATACTTGGAAGCGCGTAGCAATAGCAACTTGGTGAGACATGACTGACACAATCCTCAAATACTGGTCGATCCCCATGGGCTTCGTCGGCTTTCTGGTCTGGCTCATTCGCTTGGGAGGGCGCAGCGTGGAAAACACCAAGGAAATCCGGCGGCTCTGGAACCAGCGGCGGGAGGATCTGGAAGCATCGAAAGCGGCGAGCGTCCGGTATGACCCTGACCGCCTCCTGACCAACACCGACTGGATCGTCATCAAGTCTTACGAACGTGGCGAGAATATCCCAGCGGAATGGGAGACTTATCGTCAAGCTCTTCGTGATATCACATCCCAAGCGGGGTTCCCCTACTCTGTGACTTGGCCTACTAAACCGGAGTAAACAATGCTTGGCTTTTCCCCTTTCGCTGATGCCCCGCTTGGCGATGATGGGGGGACCCCCACAGTCGTTGCTGTTCTCACCGGAGTATCTTCGACAACCGCAGTTGGGTCCGTTACGGTCAGTGCCGATGCCACGACAACGCTTACCGGCGTATCTTCGACAACCGCCGTTGGGTCCGTTACGGTCAGTGCCGATGCCACGACAACGCTTACCGGCGTATCTTCGACAACTGCCGTTGGTTCCGTCGTCGTTGCGACAATAGACAATGTCTTGGTATCGCTGACCGGCGTTGCTTCTACGACTGCCGTTGGCTCCGTCACCGTTACTCAAAACGCCTCTGTCTCTCTGAGCGGTGTCGCCTCCACGACCTCCGTTGGGTCTGTCGGCGTCTCCGGAGACGGATCGGTATCGTTAGCTGGGGTCGAATCCGAAACTGCCGTTGGTTCCGTCGT